CCAATCCCCATTCAAAACAACTTTCATTTTCCTCCTCCTTTATATAAATCTACTAAGGTTTGTTTGGGACAGAGTATCCTCTATCTCTTTCAGAGGATTGTAAAACCATTTTGCCAGAACGGCATCATAATCTATTTCGGGAAGATCATCAATTATGTTCTCATGTATAGCCAAATATCCGATAGAAGCTACCTTAGTGGGAACAATCGGTAACTTCTCACCTGAATGATAAGGAATGCGATACAATCGAAGTCTATTTTTTGCTGCTTTCAAATGAGCAGTCTGAACTTTAGGTGAAGTTGAGGACAATCTTACCCACTCAGCTATATCCATAATATCTTGTTCTCTTATCTCCAAACGTATCTGGGACTTGATTCTCCTTAGTTCTTCCCACTCCCCTCTCAGGATATTTTCGAAAGCCGTCATTAGTTTGTTTCTGATATATAGAGGACAAGATGTCCTATTGACTACGGTTCCTGTTATCTTGAGTTTACCTTCATCTGTAATCCCGAAATAGTTTTTCTTTTTGTTGTACAAGAAAAGAACTTCAAATTTTTTATCCACATCCAAATTGAATTCGGGACCCCACTTAGAGTGGAGGTCATCATTAATCTCGTTCATAATACTCTCAGGATCGGGATGTGAAATCATAAGAGCGTCTGTATCTCCAGCTAATATAGGAATGCCTTTACTCTCAACAAATTCCCAAATATAAGTTAAGATTTTGCGCTCATAGGCTGTAACTTCTGCTGCTAAGTCCCTGTTATAGAATCTGGATTTTTCATATCCTAACATCCCTACACAAGCGTTGAGCAAGAACTTGTAAGACACATTCCATATCTGACTCTGGGTGTCCCCTCTTTCTTTATATAGTTTTTTGAATTCAAGTCTTCTTTCAAATATTTCTTTGATTGTCTCTGTGAGGATTCCAGGATTTCTAATGTCTCTATCAGGAGATATATTGAAGTGCATAACTATCGAAGGATATAGACTGACCAAGTCTAAGACTGTGACGTCTCTATGCAAGCCTTTTTGTGGATCCCTGACAAGTGCTCCTTTATATTTCGTGTGTGACACCTGTCCCCTATTTGGGAGAACGTATTTATTGTGATAACGTTTTAAGAGATAGGCTTCGATAATACTACTACGATTCATTATATCAATGGTATTGAGGGGAACGAGATTTTGAAATGAAAAGACCAATTGTGACAATCTCAGTTTCTCATCGATCTCCTTAGTCAAGGTCACGTCCTCTATACAATGCAAGAGTTCTGGAAGGGATTTGTCTTTACGTCTCCCTAAAACAAGATAAGCAACATGATCTAAGAAATATCTTCCTCCCCTCTCCCCAAATTCTCTGTATGCCCTCATTAAATCGAGGGGTTGACTTTCTCCTATGGTTAATTCATCATGATAACTATGAAATATCTTTCTTGTCCTCGAACGATTGAAGAGGTAGGGCAAGTCGTAGTTCGAGGAATTCCAACCTACTAACAAATCAAAATCTAATTTCTTACAGAATGAGAAGAATGAATTCAGAAGTTGTTCATCATTCTTAAATATGAATGCTTTAACTCCATCTATCGCATAATCCTCCAATACGAATGGATAATGTCTGTTCGTGAAATTATCATAAGCATCAATCACGGTAATAGGGAGTGGAGCGTTCTCAGTATCAAGAGAACCATTCCCTCTCTCAACTTCTATATCAAAATAAAGAATCCTTCTATTGAGTCCGTATGTCAATCCTGAATCTATGAGGTAGCGAGTGAGGTATGGAATATCTGCTTCTGCACAAAAATCTACGTTTCTCTTTCCTTTTTCGAGATCCTTTATTGAATTGAAAGAAATTTTATCTAAGGGTTCTCCAGTATAGGACTTGAATCCACTCTCTCTTTTCACAATTGGAAACGATGTGCTCTCATCGGGTCTGATGTAGAAATATGGATACTCTCCTTTTCTCACTGAGTAGGTGACACTCCAGCCATCTCTAAATTTGAGCTTAAGAGTTGGTCTTGAACTTCTTGAGCCAATAAGTGAAGCATTTACAAGTTCCATTCCCAAAACTCCTCCAAACTTCTTTGATTCTTATCTCTACCCAAAACTCTTTCCTGTGTTATTTCACAATATTTTTCTGATATTTCTATTGCAATCCATCTGCGATTGTATTTTTCACACGCTACCGCCGTTACGCCTGTGCCCCCGAATGGATCAAGGACAATTTCCCCTTCCTTAGGACTGCCACGGAGTAGTAACCTCTCCCAAAATTTAAGTGGCTTAGGGCAAGGGTGATCATACGATTGATTATCTAATCCTGTTGCTTCTATGACGTCACTTCTCGCACCAAGTCCCTCTCTCAAATACGGATCTACTCCATACGCGAGAATAGGCTGCCATTGAGCAAATCCCCACTTACCTCTTGAGTTTGTTGTCTTGTATATCCATGCTAAAATCCAACGTGGAGGAGGATAGAGGGAAATATTAGTAAGACCACAGGTAAGTAACATGACTTTACTCACGCGTAAGGCTTGAGGCATGAATTCCTTTATAATAGATTTGAGATTTTCCTCAGTATCTTCGTAAGTATCATACTCCTTACCTAATGCGTAAGGAGGATCTGTCAATGTTAAATCGACGCTTTTATCGGGAAGAGTTTTCAAGATTTCGATGCAGTCTCCACAGAGCAATATTCCGTTGTCTGTGTGAAAATAATGATATTTGCTTTCGATTAACTTCCTCTGCAATTCACGCCAATCCATTTTAAAATCCTATTCTTTCGATTGTAGATGGTTTCTCGAATAGTTTTGTTTGTGCAACTACTGATTTCAATTCTTGATAAGCCATTTCACAATAGTCCCTGTTCAGATCTATTACAATACTGTTCCGTCCTAATTTTTCTGCCACTATTCCGACGGTTCCCCTTCCTCCGAAGGGATCGAGTATAGTATTGCCTGCTCGACTTCCAACTTTTATCAATGGAAATATAAGTTTCTCAGGAAACGTTGCAAAGTGCATACCCGAAAATGAAGAATGAGAAATTGACCAAACGTCACCAGGATTAGCACCTAACGGGTGAAGATTTACCACTAAATAATCTCCCTCCGCGTATTGATATTGAGATATTGCCATATTTTGTTCTCTTTGATATTTCTTCGACTTATCGAGTAAGTCACTAAAGGTAACAGATACTTTTCGTTTTGCATTTGGTCTTGGCTTATTTATTCTACCACCACCACCATACTCAGGGTGATTTGAGTATTTGTGTTTGTTGCTAACTGCTCTCAAGACTCTCTTCTTGCTTGTTTCTTTGTGAGGAACTCTTACTGTGTCTAAATCAAACCAGTAGTTTTTATTCTTCACTAACATAAATACAGGTTCATAAGTATTCGTAAATCTGTCTTTCACACTTTCAGGTTTGTGATTAGGTTTATACCAAATGATCACATTCCTCAGTATAAGCCCTAATTCATCTACACAACGAGCAATAAACCTGAAATTTTGAAGTGCCAAACATTTAGTTTTTACTTGACGTCCTTCGCTTCTCCTTCTCGGATTGCTCTCATAAGGCAAGTGATAGTTTTCTTTAGAGTTTAAGACTTCTGGCGGATTTTTCCACGCTCCTGCTCCACTACCTCCGTAGCAGTCTCCGTGATTCCAAAAAATGACTCCCGTCTTCTTTAATACTCTTTTCAACTCCTGCATTACTTCTATAAGATGATCGAGATATAAATCTAATGTTGGCTCTAATCCAATTTCTTTCTTTTTGTCTGAATGGTCATCTGGGAGATATGAGCGTAAACCCCAGTAGGGTGGCGAAGTGACAATACAATCTACACACTCATCTGGCAACGTCTTTAGAACTTCAAGCGTGTCTCCACAAATTATCTTATGCCTCATTCTAACATATCTTTCTCATTCGTTTTTGAAGATCTTCTATATCTATATCAAACTTCTTCTGGAGTTCTTCTTTTCTGATATACAATTGGGTGACCAAATCATCTTTTACTTTGACTATATTGAACAATCTCTAAAAACTCCCTCCGCGTTAGGGAAAACGGTGAAATTATAAATCCACCACTCTTAATCTTGAAACCAGAGAATCGACCATATCCGCTTTCTTCTTTAAGTATTTCGTCCACCGCTATCAATTTCCTTACGTAATCATCAGAGTAGTCAATGGCGATTGAAAGATAATAATCGTCTTCAGGGAAATACTGTCCATAACATGTGTCACTGTTGTGATAAACGACTTCAAGTAAAACGTCCTCTAATTCACCCTTAAGAACTTTATTAAGAATGCGAACATTCGTCTCAAGCATTGTGATTTCTTGAGAAATTCGTTCCCTATCTATCCAATCACTTAGTTTTTTCATTTTTCCTCTCCTTATATTGTTCAGGAATAGTGGTCCAGTATAGACTATAACAATAAGGACAATACAACAATCCCAATTTCAGTCTTTTCAAATTCGTATTATTACAAACCGGGCACTCTAACATTTATGTTTCCTCCATTTACACAATTTGGGAACACAATATCCCTGCTTTCGTATCTTTCCACATGACGGAATTCTGTATTTTTTACTCCTTATTTGGTTTATCTGGTATTCTGTCATTTCCTCATCCCAGTCTTCCCAGTTGTATCGTCTTGCTTCATCAATAATTTCTTCGTTGCTCTTACCTTGCGCTATCCTTAGAGCCGCCCACCCAAACCTTATGAATTGAGATGGGTGACTTTCTTGAATGAAATATTCAATACAGGGACGATAATATTCCTGATCTATTTCGTCTGGTAACGAGTGAAAGACTCTTGTTGGCAACTCATTGCCATCGAGAACCTCAAAAGGACTTACGAATCTCGTCAGATTTTGTTTTATTATCCTTACCCTCCGATTGAGTTCTGGATAATAACTCCCTGGAAGACGAGCGATGCCATTCAAGATGCCATCTGTGATGTCATCATAATATTCAATTCCAACTGTCTCAATAATATAGTCTGAAATACATCGAAACGCGTTTGTATCAGTTTCGATAGGCGAGAGATGAAGATAGAAATGATAGCCACGCTTAGGCTCTGCAACAGTGTAAGAATAATTTCGTCGTTTACAAAAATTTTGAAGTTTGATAATTTCTCTTTCCGCTTTAAGCTTTTCACAATCAAAATCAAAAAAGAAGTAAAGAGGAAATGCTTTATTCTCTTGGAAGACGCTAATGCTTGCATAAAGAGGGGACCGAGTCATCAATCGTTTCTTAATTTCCCTCGATGAATGAACCGGAAATTGCTTTCGACTCTCCACAGCAATTCTTCGGTAAAAACCTTTAGGGATATAATAGAATATATCGTAGTTCATTTCAGAGATATTGTCTTGTCTGTGATTACAGTACGAGCATCCACTATTGTGACGTCGCCTTTAGTTGAGATGTACACATCTCCGTTTCTAAAGACTGTGACTCGAACACCATACATCTCAATTGTCTGACCTTCCATTGGCTTCATTTAAACTCCTCCTTTTAAAAGAAAAGTTTCAAGATTATCTGCAACATCTTCTGCTGAATCCAGTACATTCTCTAATCTTTTAAGAATGTCCAGCAAAAGTATTCTTTCACCTTCACTTTTAAAAACTCCATTTGTGATGGAAGTGAACCATTTCCTGTACAATTCATCTCCTCTGATTTCACATTTGTTGATGCTCTCTATGAAGCTACTCAGTTGTTTCTGATTGTGAATTACGTCGGGAAGTAGCGTTACTGCATAATACGTGTCAATTATGGCTTTCTCGATATATTGAATAAAAGAATCACGCAATTGAAGGGCACGAGGATTACAATCGAAATTGGTTATCCTCCACACTACCGCCTCTATACTATCTATAATATCATCAAGATTCTGTAAGAAGTTTCGAATGTCCTCTTTCTCTTCGGTCACTCTCGTGTGATCATACAAGAGGGATCTAATTATATCATGAACTATAACGTCAGCTTCTACTTCCAGTGTCTTGGCTCTCACGTTCGTGGTAGAAGGATGTTCATTTTCTCCCAGATGTTTTAAATTGTCAACGCTTTTCACTGCCAAGGATGCCAATTTTTCAAAATCCGAAAAGTATTTTTGAGTCCTTGGCAAGGCATGACTGAGAACCCTCCTAATTTGTTCCAAAATTTCGTTTAGGGTTTTCATTTTGATTATCTTTATCCTCTCCATAAAAGAAATCATATATACGTTTCTTTGCGGGGGTATCCGCATTTTTGGCTTCTTCTATTACGCTTATGAGAGTCCCGTATTCCCGAAGTAATTTTTCAGCAGTCACATTACCAATACGAGGAACGCACATAAGAGAAGCAATCCTTAGTGAATGTAAATTCGCATTAAGTTTTGAGATCTTGAGGTCTGCTGTTCGAGGAGGTTTTACACTCACCTTCTTCTGGAACATCACATCAAGGTGTTTGAATGCACTACTCAACTTTGCAAATTCTATGATTGGGATGCCCATCATAAGGACTGAAACCTTTGCACCTTCTACCATTGAATTAGTGATTCCCCTCCTTGAGATCACTTCTCGCCAAGAGAAATCATCCCCGTCAATAAGAAGAAACGAATGTTTGTAATTTGTTTTCATTACATACAGATTTGTCCAAAAATCTGAACGCCTTGCAGATGTGACGAAATCCGAAGGCGTCTTTCGTTCTACTATTATGTCCTCGAATTGAATATCCCCAACCTCTAATTTAGCTCGTTTAACTTTGTAGTCCTTGAGAGTTTTGGTTGCAATGTCAAGAACGTGTTTGGGTTCTCGAGTGTCAATTATTACCTCTTTGTCCATCTCTACCTATACATAGGATTGTCAGAAGAGATAGTATTTGTATTTGAATTTACATCGGGATATGATGCACCTTGAAGGGAGAGCAGGTCCTCCTCACTCAACTCCTCAAATAATTCTGCAATAAGCTCCTCCAAAAACAAATCTATTGCGTCATCTAAGTCTTCTTTCTTTATGTCCTTAGCCAGTTCCTCAAGGCACATGACCAGCGCTGCTCGTAGTATAGCTGGATTGTCTTCCCTTTCCTTCAGCTTTAGAAGTATATCCTCTTTCAGTTTCTTAGCTGATTGTTTACCTTTCTTAGAACTAATGACTGTGCCTATCGCAGCACTTATCCTCTCTAAGTTTATCTTCATGCTTCTTGCTCCATCTTTGACAATCGAATTATACAAAACCATGATCTTTTTTCAAGGGAAGCTGATGCCATTTACTTTCCAGCTTCCCCAAATATCTTCTTCTTCGTATTTG